ATTAAATTCATTTAAAGAATTAGTATTTCAAAAAGGTATCAACGTTTTTGTGATAGATCCCTGGAATATGCTCGACCATTCAGCGCAACGCGATCATTCATATATTGGCAAGGCATTGTCAGAAATTACGCAATTTTGTCAGCAAACAAACACACATTTGTTTTTAGTTGCACACCCTCGAAAAATCGAATCCGACAATGGTAGTTATAAAAAACCAACACTTTATGACATAAGCGGATCGGCCGATTTCTTTAATAAGGCGTATAACGGTTTAATTGTATTTAGATGCATTGGACAAAAAACACAATATAATTCTGACATTGTCAAAATGTATGTTGAAAAAGTTAAACGAAAAGAAAACGGACAATTAGGCGATTTTGATATCGCGCCGGATTTTAATAATGGCGGAATTTATAAAAACATTGATTTGGCGTCCAAAAAGTTTGAAGTAATTACAGACAATTTACCGTTTTAAAATGGCTAAAATAATAACACCAACAGACGAACACCGGACCGCTTTACAATGGTGTTTAAAAAATAATATAAAGATAGGCGTTAAACCTACAAAAAGAGGTTTAAAAGTAGAAATTAACGATAATAAGAAAATAACGTTTTCACCTTCTTATTACTCTAACATTGAGGCACAAAACAAATGTTGGGAATTATATTTGTATATTTACAAAAAATATTGGAACAAATAAATATCTTAATATGCGTTTAAATTTTAATACTGTTATATATCCTATTTACGGATTTTGCGTTGGGGTTAATTATTGGGATTCGGCAATGGATCATGTCGTTTTGGAATCTGAAGTTGAAAACGAAACCGAACATTGTTTGGAATTACATTTCGGAATCTTTGCAATTTCATTTGTTTGGTATTCTAAATAAACTAAATGCGAAAATTCGTAAGCGTTAAAGAAATAAAAGAAACGCCGAACAATCCGCGATTCATTAAGGACGCAAAATTTAAAAAATTAGTCAAGTCTATAAAAGAATTTCCGCAAATGTTGGAAATACGACCAATTGTTGTTGACGAAACAATGACGATATTAGGCGGGAATATGCGTTTAAGAGCGTGCAAAGCCGCCGGACTGTTTGAGATACCAATATATATTCAAAAGGGTTTAAGCGACGCGGAAAAGCGCGAATTTATAATCAAAGACAATTCAGGGTTTGGCGAATGGGATTGGGATATCCTGGCAAATGAATGGGATACAAAACAATTAATTGATTGGGGGGTTGATTTACCGGTTTTTGATTTACCAATTGAAGACGATCAACCAAAAGAAAACGACGACGACAAAGACGTTTGCGAGTTGTGCGGAAAATAATTAACAGTAAGTGTTAATTAAAATCCTTAAGAAATGAGGGGGTTTTTTTTATGTCCGTTAATTTTTTATCTTTGCGTTATGGCAACAAAAACCAACATATTAAAAGGGAATCTATTAGAAGCGCTTGAACAGTCATTAGGCGTTGTTTCTACGGCTTGTAAAATTGTAGGTTGCAACCGTTCAACTTTTTATGGACATTATAATCGAGATTCTAAATTTAGGGCCGATGTTGATGAGCTGCAAAATTATACATTGGATTTTGCTGAATCGCAATTGCATAAGCAAATCAAAAAAGGCAACACAACGGCGACAATATTTTATCTAAAAACAAAAGGTAAAAAACGCGGTTACGTTGAACGTCGTGAAGTTGAAATGACCGCCGACATAAGCACTTCAAAATTATCAAACGAAGCGCGCCAGAAAATCGACGACATATTGAATGACGAATATTAATAGCATAATAAAGGAAAAGTGCGAAAAATCACTTTTATTTTTTACGCGCTACATATTTAAAGAAAACACCGGCAACAAATTTGAAGCCGCCGAATTTCATTATACATTGGCGGACACGTTGGAACGCGTACACAATGGCGAAATAAAACGTTTGATTATAAACATTCCGCCGCGATACGGCAAAACAGAGATAGCCGTAAAAATGTTTATTGCGTGGACGTTGGCCAAAGATCCAAAATCAAAATTTATACATTTAAGTTATTCCGATTCGTTGGCGCTTGACAATTCGTCAATGACAAAAGAATATATTAATTCCGATTCATTTCAAAAACTTTGGAATATTGATTTAAAAAAGGATTCACAAAGTCAAAAGAAATGGTACACAAAGCAAGGCGGCGGCGTTTATGCTACGGCTTCAGGGGGTGCGATTACCGGATTCGGTGCCGGTACCGGTGGCGCAATCATTATCGATGATCCATTAAAACCAGACGACGCGTTGTCAGACGTGCGCCGTTCGTTTATTAATAACCGATACAACACAACAATACGTTCAAGGGTTAACGATCGCGACGTGCCGATTATTGTAATAATGCAGCGACTCCATGAAGACGATTTATCCGGTTTTTTATTGGACGGCGGTTCCGGTGAACAATGGCATCATTTAAAGTTGGCGGCATTAGATGACGAAAACAAACCGTTGTGGCCGGAAAAGCATTCATTCGACGAATTGGAGTCAATACGTCAAGCGGACCGTTATACATTCAGCGGACAATATTTGCAAATACCTTCACCGCCTGAAGGTGGCGAATGGCGAAAAGGTTGGTTTAACATTATCAATCGCGCCGAATTGCCGAATGATATAACGTTTGAAATGTATATTGACGGCGCCTATACAAAAGACACCCGAAACGATCCGACGGGTATTCAGATAAGCGGCAAAAGCGGTGACAATCTATATATTTTTAAAAGCATTGATAAGTATTTGGAAATGCCGGAATTAAAAACATTTATCACATCGTTTGTCAAATCGTGCGGCGTTAACATTACACAAATATTAGTTGAACCAAAAGCATCGGGCAAATCATTGGTTCAATTATTAAGGCGTGAAACAAATTACAATGTTTCGGAATTGAAGACAAACTTTGTAAGATATTCCAAAATAGAACGTGCGCGCGCATCGTCGCCATTTATTGAAGGCGGTCGCGTTTATTTGGTCCAGGACAATTGGAATGATGCGTTCCTTCAACAAGTCAGTACATTTCCAAACGCCAAACACGACGAACACATTGACGTGACGTCTTATTCAATAGAAAGAAATTTAATAAACAATTTTTTCGTTATTTAAAACAAATTTTAATTTTGTATTTTTACGAAAATTTTATATATCAATAAAATATGGCTTCAATTTTAGATCGTTTCAAATCTTTAATAAATAAAAACGCACAACAAACCGCAAAACAATACAATAACGCAATCTATAATTGGTTGGGCGATTCAATTGTTTGGAATAATGAAAATGACGACTCCTATATAAATGAAGGATATCGAAAAAATTCAACGATTTACGCGTTGATTAATTTAATATCTAAAGCGGCGACAACAATTCCGTTTCAAGTTTACGAAAAGACAAACGAAAACGACTATAAAAGATATAAGGCAATGACGTCAGGAACGATTGACGCGTCAACTATACACAAAGCCGCAATGCTGCAAAAACGCGCATTAGTTGAATTACATGATACGGAATTACATAAATTATTGGAACGTCCAAATCCGGCGCAATCGTATAACAGTTGGTTAACGGAATTGATTTCATTCGGTAAATTAACCGGCAACCGTTACATTTACGGCATTGGACCAGATACCGGCGCGAACGTTGGAAAATATACTGAATTGTATGTTATGCCGTCGCAAATTATGGAAATCGTATCGGGCGGAATAATGAATCCGGTTTCAAAATATAAAATTGAATACAACGGAACGTTTGAAATTCCGGCCTCTGACATATGCCACATAAAAGATTTTAACCCGTACTATGACGGAACCGGATCACATTTATACGGACAATCGCCATTGCGCGCCGGTTTACGATCATTAACAACAAACAACGAAGCCGTTCAAACGGGGGTTAAATATTTACAAAACCAAACGGCGCGCGGTTTGTTAATGTCTGAAGAGGGCGATTTAAATGAAGTACAAGCGCAACAATTAAAGGATAAATTCAAAAGACAATTTCAAGGTTCAAACAATGCCGGCGATGTTATTATCACGCCGAAAAAATTAAGTTGGGTTAACTTTGGCTTGAAGGCTTCAGATGTTTCGTTAATTGAACAATATAATGCGAGTATAAAAGACCTTTGTAATATTTACAATGTACCGGTCCAATTATTAAATAACACCGATTCGGCGTCTTATAACAATATGAAGGAAGCGAAAAAAGCATTGTATCAAAATGCGGTCATTCCTGAATTGTTAAAAATTAAAGACGAATTAAATCGTTGGTTGGCGCCTATGTATGGCGACAAACTTTGTATTGAATTTGATTTTTCAGTTATTCCAGAGCTACAAGAGGAAACCGACAAAGTTGTTGACCAATTATTGAAAGCCTGGTGGTTAACGCCAAACGAAAAGCGTTCAGCAATGAATTACGGAACCGACGATGACAACGAAACGTTAAACGATTATTTTATCCCGGCAAATTTAATTCCAACAAAACCAACAGAAATTGATGTGCCTATTGAACCAATTGATTTGGACGTCAATAAGTTTTTAAACAAACAAAAACCGTCACAAAAAGAAATCAAAGGAATAAAGGTTGCAACATACCAAGAAACAAAAAAATAAACTTTGAAAATTAATCGGGACAAATGGCAATCGGCATTTGAAAAACAATTAAACGTTGCCGAAAAAAAGCAAATTAGTATCGTCAAGCGTTACTATAAAAGCGAATACAACAAAGGGATTGATTCGTTTATTTCTGAAGGCCAAACAAATTTCCAATTGTTATTCGATTCAAAAGATTTATTAAAAATATATCGCGAATTATATTCAGATATTGGAATGCGTTTCGCTAAATGGTACGCAAACAATTATCAAAAATATTTAACCAAAAATTTAGATCCTACACAATTGGATATTTGGCAAAACTCTTTTGCGTCGTTTGGTTCGGCGGTTGGTGCGCAACGCGTCACATTGGTATCTGGAACGGCTAAAAACAATTTAATTAGAATAACACAACAATTAATGTCCGATCCGGAGTTTATGACATTGGGCGCCGTTGAACGTGGACGAATATTAAAAAATCAATTTAATACTTATTCGCAATATCAATCCGAACGTTTGGTTCGAACTGAAGCGACAAACGCGGCAAATTTTGCAACAATGGAATCGTCTAAAACAATATTTCCAGGCGCGCAAATGATGAAGGAATGGATTGCAAGTTTTGACGATAGGACGCGAAGTACACATTCAGAGGCCGGCGCAAGTGATCCAATTCCATACAATGAACCGTTTATGGTTGGCGGTTCGTTTTTAATGTATCCCGGTGATCCAAGCGGCCCGGCTGCTGAAGTTGTAAATTGCCGATGTAGTGTTGCGCCATTTCCAAAACAAGACGCGCAATCCGTTGGCGAAATAACCGACATTAATTTCGGTTTAGGCGGCGGCACAACAACCGGTTTTGGATTAACTGATATTATTTCGGCCGTTGGTTCGGCGGTCATTTCAGGTGCGCAAAATGTAGCTGAAAACATTGCAAAAACAATGGCCGAAGCAAGGCGAAAAATGTTACAATTATTTAAAGATAATAACTTTAAAATAGATAAATTGTCAATGTCAAGATTGTTGACTTTAGAACAATATAATGAAAGAATTTCAGAATTGGAACGGCTTTTTAATTTATATAATTTTAATAGAAAGTTAAATTTTGAAAGATTAATTGACATTAAAAATAAATCCGGCGCAAGCTATTACGGCCGAATTGTGAGAGGTCGGAATAAATCTGAATTATGGGAAATTAATTTCGGTCACCAAACGGACAAATTGTCAAACAGAACAAGAAACTTGTTTAATGATAAATTTGATAATTTAAGGTACAAAAGCGCAATTGATGCAGATAAAAACTTTTTATCAACGGTGGTCCATGAAATGGGACATGTTTTGTCGCGTTCCGGTTTGGTTGATGAGCAAAAATTTTGGATAAAAATTAAAGAATTGAAAAAAGATTATACAGAAAATATTTTAAAATATAGGGAAACAAATAATTATAAATCATTTAATGAAATATTTTTGGGTAGATATGCAATGAAAAATGTCGATGAATTTATGGCGGAATGTTGGACCGAATATCAATTGCATTCAAATCCTTCGAAATATGCTCGTTTAGTTGGTGAATTGATCGATGAATTTTATAAAAAATAAATTATGAGTCCAAACGAAAAATATATATGCAATATTTGCAAACATTTAAGGCCGTTATCTGGTGGCTGCAATGCTTTTCCAAACGGAATTCCTTTTGAAATGGGAATTGATTATGGACACGACAAACCATTGCCAGAACAAAAAAACAAAATTGTGTTTGAAAAAGGTGAACCTACACAATTTTAAAAATTCGTATATTTACAAAAATTTTTCTTTATGAATACAATTCTTTACAAAGCGGCGCCCGTTGGTGAATTAATCGATGCAGACGAAAAGGCCGGAATAATAAAAGGTTACGGATCTTATTTTGGAAATAAAGATTCCGATAATGACGTTATAACAAAAGGCGCATATAAAAAGACAATAGCCGAAAACGGTGATCGCGTTAAATATTTGTATCAACACGATATGAATCAACCAATCGGAAAAATGACCGAATTATATGAAGACGATAAAGGATTGGTATTCGTGGCGGAAATTGCAAAAACGCAATTAGGAAACGACGTTGTCCAATTAATGAAGTCGGGCGTAATTACTGAAAATAGCGTCGGAATAATGCCAATGCAAAAGAATAATAAAAGCGATTATAGAGAGATAACCGAAGTTAAACTTTATGAAATTAGCGCCGTTACATTAGCCGCAAACGATCAGGCAAAAATATTGGACGTTAAGGGCAACGTTGATCTTGAAAAACTTTCAAAGCGTTACGATAATTTATCAAAATTAATTCGCAAAGGCAACATTTCCGACGAAATGGGGTTCGCTATTGAAGCCGAAATATTAAAATTAAAATCATTATTTGTTGAATTCACGAAGCCGGAAATTGAAATCACTTCGCCGAATGTTGAGATAAAAAACAATGATTCCGAAGTGTATAACTATTTAATCAATTCCTTAAAAATTTAAAAAATGGAAGAAAATTTAAAAAATCAATTGGACCAATTTAATAGCGCCATTGATTCAAAAATCGAAAAGTCTAACAACGATGTTGTTGAAAACGTTGTCGTAAAGGCAAGCGAAATCGTTAAAAATGAAGTTAGTGAATTATCTAACAAATTAAACGAGCGTTTAGATGCTATGGAAGTATCAAACAAAAAAGCGTTTAGCGCTAAAAAAAGAATGACGTTTAAAGGTGCTTTAAATGAAGCATTAGAAAACGGCGCAATCGAAGGACTTTCAAAAGGAAATTCAAGAAGCGCATCATTTGAAATCAAAGCCGATATGACGACCGGCGCCGATTTTACGGGAGAAGTAATTCCGGCTGATAGAGTGCCAGGATACAAATTTGATCCAACACGTCCAACGCATATTCGTCAATTATTGGCGCAAGGTTCTACGCAATCAGATGTTGTACGTTTCGTAAAAGAGAGCGGATATTCAAACGGTGCTGCTGCAACGGCTGAAGGTACTACATTAACACAATCTGATTTTGACATGACGGCTTCAGATGCTAACGTAAGAAAAATCGGAACTTATTTCCGTATTTCTGAAGAAATGTTAGCTGATACGCCTCAATTAACTTCTTACCTTTCAGCGCGTGCGCCTGAAAAATTATTAGAAGTTGAAGACGCGCAAATCTTAAGCGGTGCGGGTACAGGTGCGCAATTAAGCGGAATCATTACAGACGCGGCGGCATTTGCTGCGGGCGATCTAGCTGATTCTATTGTTGCAGCATTAAACCAATTGGCGGCTGCTAATTATAACGCTGATAGTATTGTTTTAAATCCTTCAGATTTTCACAAAATTCTATTGTTAAAAGATACGCAAAACAATTACTTAAAAGACCAGGTATATAGCGGCCTTCAGCCGGTATTTATGGGCGTTAAAGTTGTTTTAAATACTGCAATTCCNGCCGGTGATTTCCTAATCGGAAACTTTGGCGTTGGTACTCAATTATGGGTGCGTGACGGAATTAACGTTGAATTCTTTAGAGAAGACGGAACAAACGTTCGTGACGGATTCGTAACTGTAAGAGTATCTGAAAGAGTAGCATTAACAAACTACTTACCAAATGCGTTTGTGACGGGTGATTTCACAACTGCAAAAGCAGCGCTTGAAACACCATAATAATATTTAATTATTATAAATTTAAGGCCTGGATTTATTTCCGGGCCTTTTTTTTATGCATTTATTTTTAGGCGTCCAACAGATAAGAACGTAAAAAAAACAAAAAAAACTTTAAAAAAAAACTGAAAATATTTTTTTAATTCTAAAATGTGTCATATATTTGTACTGTAAGAAACAAACAAACAATTAAAAAAAACAATTATGAAAGCAACAGATTTAAAATTCGGACAAAAAATTCAATATGTAGATATGGCTAACCCTGACACAAAATTTAAAGTTTTAGGAACAACAAGTAAATATCTTTATGTTAGAGGCGTAGAAACTAACTTTTTAGAAAGAATGGATTTAGACAAAACATTTGTAGCAAACAAATCCTTAACTGATGGATTTAACAGATGGTGTTTAGCTTAAAATATAAAAACATTAACCGGCGCGTTTCGGCGGGCCATAATTTTAGAACAATGAAAACAACAACGGGATTAACAATCATTCACGACGGCAACCGCGTGAACGTTTACACACAAAAAGAA